AGATATGGCCTGGAATTAAATGGTCAGAAAGAAAGATGCAGTGGACTGCGCCCTCTGGTGCGAGGTTGTGGATGTCCTACCTAGACAAGGAAGATGACGTTCTGCGTTACCAAGGTCTAGCATTTAGCTGGATAGGCTTTGACGAACTTACGCAATGGCCCACTCCATTTGCATGGAATTACATGCGCTCTCGTCTACGGTCCACTGCAACCGATTTACCTGTGTATATGAGAGCTACTACCAACCCAGGAGGTAGAGGCCACCATTGGGTTAAAAAAATGTTTATTGATCCTGCTCCTCCAAATAAATCATTTGAAGCTACGGATATTGAAACTGGTGAAGTTCTTCGCTATCCAGCGGGTCATGAAAAAGCAGGTAGGTCTTTATTTAAACGTAAGTTTATTCCTGCACGTTTGAAAGACAATCCATATCTATCCGAACAGGGTGACTATGAAGCAATGCTATTGTCACTGCCTGAACAACAAAGAAGACAGTTGTTAGATGGAGATTGGGACATTAAAGAAGGCGCAGCCTTTACAGAGTTTGATAGGAACGTACATGTTGTTGAACCTTTTCCAATCCCTAATAACTGGGTTAAGTTTAGGGCATGTGACTATGGTTATGGTTCTTATAGTGCTGTGCTTTGGTTTGCCGTATCGCCTAATGAGCAACTTATCGTATATAGAGAATTATACGTCAGTAAAGTCTTAGCTACAGATTTAGCAGATATGGTACTAGAAGCAGAAGCAGAAGATGGTAACATACGCTATGGTGTTCTTGACTCTAGTCTTTGGCACAAACGTGGAGACACTGGTCCTAGTCTAGCAGAGCAAATGATTATGAAGGGTTGTCGTTGGCGACCATCAGACCGTTCTCGTGGATCACGTGTTTCAGGTAAAAATGAAATACATAGACGTTTACAGGTAGATGAATTTACAGAGGAACCAAGATTAGTATTTTTTAATAACTGTACAAATACTATATCACAGTTACCTGCTTTACCAATAGATAAAAAGAATCCAGAAGATATTGATACTTTAGCAGAAGATCACTTGTATGATGCTTTAAGATACGGTATAATGTCCAGACCACGATTTAGTGTATTTGATTATGATCCTCATGGAAGACCATCAACAGGGATGCGAGTAGCAGATAGTATATTTGGCTATTAAAAGGAAAAGTAAATGGCAGAAGAGAGTGAAGTCTTTATCGAAGACGATGCAATTGTCCTAGAAGATACAGAAGACACAAATGTAGATGATGCTGATACATCCAGTATTATTCCATTTATTATGGAAAAGTATAATCGTGCAGATGATTATCGTAGACAAGATGAAGAACGTTGGTTACGTGCATATCGTAACTATCGTGGTATCTATGGACCAGATGTTCAATTTACAGAAGCTGAAAAATCTCGTGTATTTATTAAAGTAACAAAGACAAAAACTCTTGCTGCTTACGGACAAATTGCTGATGTTCTTTTTGCAAAGAACTCTTTTCCTATTAGCATTGATCCTACCGAATTACCTGATGGTATTGTAGAGGAAGTTTCTTTTGACCCTGCTTTACCAGAAGAATTACGTGAAGATAAAAAGTCAGAGCCTATATCTCCCTATGGATTTAGGGGAGATGGCAAAGAACTTCCAGCAGGAGCAACAGCAAAAACATTACAGGAGTTACTTAATCCTGAACTTAGAAAAAAATTAGAACCTATTAATGGTGTTCAAGTAGGCAAGGGAACAACTCCTACTTCGGTTACTTTTAGCCCAGCAATGATTGCTGCAAAAAAGATGCAAAAGAAAATTAAAGATCAGTTAGAAGAATCTTCCGCATCTAAACATTTACGCAATACTGCTTTTGAAATGGCCTTGTTTGGTACGGGCATTATGAAAGGGCCGTTTGCTATAGATAAAGAATATCCAAACTGGGATGAAGAAACTGGTGAATATAATCCAGTGTTTAAAACTGTTCCTCAAGTATCACATGTATCTGTGTGGAACTTCTATCCAGACCCCGATGCAAATAATATGGATGAAGCACAGTATGTTATTGAGCGTCATAAAATGTCACGTTCACAATTGCGTGGCTTAAAGAAACGTCCATTCTTTCGTGCCTCTGTTATTGAAGAAGTAATTTCACTAGGAGAAAACTACAATAAAGAATACTGGGAAGATGATCTATCCGATTATGCACCTGAACATGGCGTAGAACGTTTTGAAGTTTTAGAGTATTGGGGCATGGTTGACGTAGACATGCTAATGGAGCAAGGGGTAGATATTCCTCGTGAGCTACAAGATACTGATGAACTACAGGCTAACGTTTGGATTTGTAATGGCAAACTACTGCGTATGGTTATGAATCCATTTAAACCTGCCAAGATTCCATATATGGCATCTCCGTATGAACTTAATCCGTATTCATTCTTTGGTGTTGGCATTGCTGAAAACATGGATGACACACAGACACTGATGAACGGTTTTATGCGAATGGCTGTAGATAATGCTGTATTGTCTGGCAACCTATTGATTGAGGTAGATGAAACTAACCTAGTTCCAGGCCAAGACCTGTCAGTATACCCAGGGAAAGTATTCCGTAGGCAAGGTGGTGCACCAGGGCAAGCTATCTTTGGTACTAAGTTTCCTAACGTTGCAGGTGAAAACTTACAGTTGTTTGATAAAGCACGAGTACTTGCCGACGAGTCTACTGGCTTCCCATCATTTGCTCATGGACAAACAGGTGTTCAGGGCATAGGGCGTACAGCGTCTGGTATTAGTATGTTAATGGGTGCTGCTACTGGCAGCATCAAGAATGTTATTAAAAATGTAGATGACTATCTACTGCGCCCACTAGGTGAGGGCATGTTCCGTTTTAATATGCAGTTTGACTTTGATCCTGAAATTAAAGGTGACCTAGAAGTTAAAGCACGTGGGACAGAATCGCTTATGGCTAACGAAGTACGTAGCCAACGACTTATGCAATTTATGCAGGTTGCATCTAACCCAGCACTTGCTCCATTTGCTAAGTTTCAATATATTATTCGTGAGATTGCAAAGTCTCTAGACCTTGACCCCGACAAAGTAACTAACAATATAAGTGATGCTGCAATTCAAGCTGAACTAATGAAACAGTTTCAACAAGAGCAACAACAGCAGCAAGGGGGAGCACCAGCAGGAGCAAACCCAATGGATACATCAGGAGCAGGTGGTGGTACTATAGGCACAGGCCAAGCACCTACACCAGAAGAACAAGGATTTAGTGGCAATGCAGGACAAGGAGCACCTCAGCAAAATCAAGGGGCTAGTCAACAACCAAGCCCAATGGCGTAAGTTTGAAGAGTACTTAGATTATTTAATTGCACAGCAACATCGTACTATGGAACAGTCAGTTGAAGTAGTTGCGGTACACAGAGCACAAGGTGCTATCTATCAGTTGCGTAGATTGAAGTTACTAAGAGATGAAGTATTAAAGCATGGCTAATGTAGGAAAGAAAACAGGCAAACAAACACAAGCAGGTCGTGACGTGTACGAAACACCTGAAGGTGAAATGGTATCTGAAAAATCTACAACTATTGAATACAAAGGTAAGTGGATTAATGTTCCTACTATACATGGCGGTAAACAATATTCAGAAGATCAATTAGTAGAAATGTTAGACGAAGGTTTGATAGAGCCTACTAGTGTGCATGACGAATTAAAAGAAGCTATTAGTGCTGCAGAAGAACGAAGTAAATCTCTTGAATTTAATAAAGGTGGAACTACTATGAAAGACCAAATGTCTATGTTTGAAGAAGGTGGCCTTGAAGAAGAAGGTGGCATGGTAGATGAGGAATCAGGAAACGATGTTCCTACTGGAAGTAGTCGTGAGGAAGTGCGAGATGACATTCCTGCTATGCTAAGTGAAGGAGAGTTTGTTTTTCCTGCTGACGTAGTACGCTATCATGGTTTAGAAAAACTTATGGAGTTACGACAAGAAGCTAAAATGGGCATGAAGAAAATGGAAGCTATGGGGCAGATGGGGAATGCTGATGAAGCTACATTGCCTGACGATATTCCATTTACAATGGATGATCTTATTATTGTTGCAGAGCCTATGGAACCAAAAGAAAAAGCACATGGCGGTATGATACACGCAGCGGAAGGTACTTTTGTTCCTAGTACAGAACAACAGCAATTAAGCACAGGCGTAATGGGACAGCAACCTTCTATATATGCTAATCCTGTTACACCTCTACCTATAGTACAACCTACTCCTCCAAGCAGTGTAGTACCAGTACCACCCGTAGCTGCTCCAACAGCGGGATTCTCTCCACTATATCAAGCTGAACCTACACCTCAAGTTGCACCTACGTTTGAAACACCTGCGTCTGAATTTGTAGATGATGTTAGTGATGCGTATAAAAAAGTAAAATACATTAATCCAGCTACTGGTGAGACAATGATGATTGATGAGCATCTTGGAAACCCAGTACAGGCTGTTCCTGCAGGTTACATTAAATACGATGATTACATTGCTGGTGGTGGTGCACCAAGTACAGATACTGGTGCTACTACCGTTGCAAGCACACAAACAATACGACAACCTTCTGATAGCGGCGATAAAGATAGAATACGCCAATTAAAAGAAGCAGGTGATCGTGAACGTCAACAAGCTAATTACAAAGCAAAACAAGAAAAACTAGCAACTGGTAGTGCTGATGATCTTTTGGACATGTGGTTAGATAATAAACGAGTGCTTGGTGCAGGTCAATCAATGTTTGGTCTTAGTCCTATTATAGGTGGGCTTACTTCTGCAGCAGGACTTAAAGAACAAAGTGATATTGAAAAGGTTTTAGATGACAGATTTGCAGGTTGGCGTGAGGGTAAAGGTCTATCAAAAGAACATGCACAAAAACTAAAGGACTATAAAGAAGGTGGATTCTTTAGAAACTCTAAAGCATTTGGAAATGCACTATTTAATGATGTAAAAGAAGCTGTAATGGGATTAGATTCTGTTTTTTCTGCAGAAGGCCGTTCAAAATTTTATAAAGAATATGCTAACAAGGGTCCTAAGTATAACGTAAGTAGTAATAATTTATCAAGAGGTGCTACAGGATTTGTAGCTACAGGCAAAACAAATAACTCTGGTATGCCTCAATCATCTGGAAATCTTTCTATCAGAGAACAACAGGCATATGATAACGCTATAAGTAGTGGCAATTCTAGTACTGCAGATCATTACGCTATTATTGCAGCGCACCGCCAAAGACAAGATACATATGCAGATGCCATGAAAAAATATGAAAAAACTAAAGACCCAGCCGATTTAGCTGCAGCACAAGCATTAGGTGCAACTATGAGTGCTGGAAGTAGAGATCAAGCAATTAGATTTGGTGGCAGTGTTCATCGTGCTGTTGAAAATGGAACAGCTACAAAAGACGAAGGGACTGGAACAAGAATTTTTGCTAAGTATAAAACAGACGCTATGCGTAAAGAAGAAGCAGCAGCAAAAGAAAAAGATGGTGACAAAGATACAGGTGGACTATTTGGTGACTATAGCTGCTACGTAGCAACTGCTTTAAACGACAAAGGCTATTGGCCCACAATTAAAAAGATGAAACTTATTAAGTGGTGTATGGATTCAAAACCAGAAAATAAGTTTGATACAAAGCTATGGCGTAATGGCTACACAGTATTTGGTAAAACAATTATTGCACCTCACGTAGATAATAAAATTATTCAGTGGTTGTCTGATGGTTTTTATGATTCAAGAGTTAAAAATAAAAAATCTTTAAAATCTTTAATTGGCCTCTTGTTTTTCTATGTTCCATCCTATACAATTGCATTATATAAAATGCTACGTAACGATCTAGTAGATATTGAAAGGACTTAATATGGAAGAGGAAGAACTATTACAAGGTATGGAGTCTTCTATGCAGTCAGTTGGAAATATGACTGTTAATGAATTTAAGAGTACTTTAGCGGATCGTTTAGACAATTTAACAGATGAAGAAAAATTATCTTTGCTAGATATGTATGGCTCTGAAGAGTTTCAACTTATTGGCAAATTACTTGGACCTGAGATTACAGGAACAGTTAGTCAACAATTAAATCTTATGGCTGAAGATGCCGTACTAAATCCAGAAGGCGTACAACCCGTGGAAGAGTTCCAAGGTCGGATGCAACGAGAAGACGTAAACGAAGAAGAACCTCAAGACGAAACTGAAAGAATGTTCAGAGCACCTTCCCCAAACATGAGACGTGAGTTTGAAATACAACGTCAATTGGAAGAACAGCCTGACATGCCTGTGCGATAACAACACATTAACTTGTTATATTTGCTGGCTACCCATCCCCCTAACCAACATGGCTACGGTGGCCCCAGTGTAGGAAACTATAATGACAGAAGCAATGGTAGAAGAAGTAGAAACTAAAACTGCTTTTATAAATAAAAAATATAAGAATGAAGATCGTTTAAAAAAAGAAGAAGAAGAACTAGAAAATCTATTAGCTGAACAAAAAGGTGAAGTAGAACAGGATAAAGAACCAGAACCTCAAGGTGCAGAAGAACGTTCTTTTAAAAAACGGTATGGTGATTTACGCCGCCATATGCAGGAAAAAGAAAAAGAGTGGTCAGATAAGTTTGAATCTTTACAATCTCAACTAACTGACGCAACTAAAAAAGAAATTAAGCTACCAAAGTCTGATGAGGACATCGATGCGTGGACCCAAAAGTATCCTGATGTAGCTGCAATTGTAGAAACTATTGCAATTAAAAAGGCAAAAGAACAAGCTGCTGCATTAGAAGATCGTGTTAAAGCTGTAGATGAAATGCGTATTAATGCATCTCGTGAAAAAGCTGAAGCAGAGTTAATGCGTTTACACCCAGACTTTGATGAAATCCGTGACAGTGATGACTTCCATGATTGGGCAGAAGAACAACCTAAATGGATACAAGATGCACTGTATGAAAATGGTAATGACGCACGTTCAGCAGCACGTGCTATTGACCTGTATAAAGCTGATCGTGGCATTACAGGTAAAAAGAAAACTGTTTCTAGCAAGGACGCAGCCCGTTCTGTAGGAACAAGAGATAGCCGTAGTCGTCCTACTGATTCGTCTACAGCTACAGTAATTCTAGAGTCAGACGTACAAAAAATGTCTGCTCAAGAATACGAGAAACGTTCAGATGAAATTATGGAAGCTATTCGTACAGGATCGTTTGTCTATGATTTATCAGGTTCTGCACGTTAAACTCTTGACATATAGATTTTTTTAAGTATAACTATATGTATAATCATATGTAGTACAGCCCCTTTATGGTTACCTGTACTACATATATTTTAGCAAACAACATATCCTTTCGGACAACCTAATAAGAGTGGCCCGTATGTGGTATAACATATAACCGATCATTATATATTATAACATGTATGCACCCATAGACTATTAGCCTCTAGATAAGTATAGTTAGTTTTGCATCTGTCTTGCTTTTTAGGAGAATATAAAAATGGCATTCGCAAAAGCAGCAGGTCACGGTAACTTACCTAACGGTAATTTCTCACCAGTGATCTATTCCAAACAGGTGCAACTTGCATTCCGCAAGGCATCTGTTGTTGAGGCAGTGACAAACTCTGACTATTTTGGTGAAATCGCACAAATGGGCGACACAGTTAAGATCATCAAAGAGCCAGAAATCACTGTAAAATCATATCAGCGTGGAACACAAATCACGCCACAAGACTTGGACGATGAAGATTTTTCATTGACCATTGATAAGGCTAACTACTTTGCCTTTAAGGTTGACGACATTGAGGAAGCCCACAGCCACGTCAATTTCGGAAGCCTTGCATCGGATCGTGCAGCATATCGTTTGGCTGACCAAATGGATCAAGAAGTTCTTGGCTATCTATCTGGTTGGAAACAAGCGTCACTACACGCAAACGCAAGTGTTGTAAATGATGTTGTTAATGGTACTAAAGCCATTGACGATGCATCAGACGGTGCAAACCTAGTAGGTGCAGAACTGTTGGCTACTATGTCACTAGACGCATCTGATTTCACAAACACATCAGGTTCTGCAGGTACTGCAAACCAATCAATCGGTATTGAGGCACGTGCTGGTGGTGCGACTGCTGCTAAATCTGCAACTGCAGGTAACGCATTCCCACTACAAATTCTTGCACGTATGTCACGCTTGATGGATCAACAAAATGTTGACTCACAAGGCCGTTGGATTGTTGTAGACCCAGTGTTTATGGAAATCCTAAAAGACGAAGACTCACGCCTAATGCAAGCAGATTGGGGTGGCTCTGGTCTACAAAACGGTTTGGTTGTAAATAACCTACACGGCTTCCGTGTTTACACATCTAACAACCTACCATCAGTCGGAACAGGCTCATCTACAGTTGGTGGCTCAAACGCTTCTAACTTTGGTGTAATTGTTGCGGGACATGATTCAGCAATTGCGACTGCACAGCAGATCAATAAAACTGAAACATACCGTGACCCTGATTCATTTGCTGACATTGTTCGTGGTATGCACCTATATGGTCGCAAGATTCTTCGCCCAGAAGCAATCGTTACTGCAGCATATAACTTGGCATAAGGAGGGTTTTTACAATGGCTAAATCTACTTCTTTGCTTTCAAAAGCATACATGGTTGAAAAGGAAGTTGAACTTCCAACTACAACTGGCACAGTAACAGGTCCAACGGTTGGTGCAGGTACTCTTGTTCTAGCTTCAGGTGTTGAGCTAATCGACGCTATGGACTCTGCAGATTATGATGTCACAGTTACAGATGGCACAACTACTTTCATGGCTGCTACTGCAGTTGATAGTGGTTCTGCAGGTGACTTTGCTTTCGGTACACAAACACAAGGTGTAGTCGCAACAGAGGATACTATTGACGTAACTGGTACAGCAGGTGCTTCACCAGCGGCAACAGTAACTGCTCGTGTATGGGCAATTGTTGTTGATGTAAACGAGGCAACTCGTGGTGCAGCAGAAGTTGTTCGTGACACTCTTGCATAATTAAATTAAACTTAGGGGCTGGTACTGACTGGCCCCTTTGTGCTTACAGAAAAGGACATTCCCATGGGTATTACAACGGCGATGTGCAACACCTTCAAGCAAGAGCTACTTGGGGGTGTCCACGACCTAGATACAGACACACTAAAAATAGCACTAATTAAAGCGTCTCCTACAGATGACTATGGTGCTGGAACTAAAAGTTACGATGGTGCATCAGACACAGGCAATGGTGAATCATTGACTCAAGGCAATAATGATGAAGCAACAGCTACTCAAGGTACATATACAGCAGGTGGTAATGTATTAAGTGGCGTAACTATCTCTTTAAGTACAACTGATGGACGTGCTTATGTAGATATAAGTAACGAATTATTTTCATCCTTGAGTATTTCAGCAGATGGTGCACTGCTTTATAATGCATCACAAGGCAACAAAGCTATTGCGGTATTTGCTTTTACTACTACCGTTACTTCAACTAATGGTGATTTTACAGTAATCTTTCCTGCAGTTGGCGCAGAAGGTGTTGACGCAGTTATTCGCATTAGCTAATAAGGTAGATAAACAATGGCGTTTATTATTAAAGATCGTGTTAAAGTAAACACTACGACTACGGGTACAGGGGATTTAACCCTAGGCAGTGCAGTAGCTACATTTGATACTTTTCAATCATATATGTCAGACGGTGACACGACTTACTACGCCATTGTTACTAAAGTTAGCAACACTGACGAGTGGGAGGTTGGTATTGGTACTTGGAATACTGGCAATACTCTTACTCGTACTACAGTTTTAGCTGGTTCTAATGGTACATCTGCTGTTAACTTTACTGCAGGTGATAAGGATGTCTTTATGACATACCCTGCCTCTAAAGCTGTTTATACAGATGCTAGTGGGAATATTGACATCAATGGTGGTACTATTGATGGTGCCACTGTAGGTGCTACATCAGCCTCTACTGGTAAGTTTACAACACTACAAACAACTAGCAATGCTGACATTGGCGGCTACATTGATCTGGAAATTCTTTCAGATCATGCGGCTTACCAAGAGGGTAGAGTATGGTACGATAGCCTACACAAAACCCTTAACTTTTATAGTGACGTAAGCGATGTAGTGCATGAGTTAGGTATTGAAGAACATCAACGTGTTTATAACAATACAGGCTCTACAATCTCTAAAGGTGCTCCTCTTTATTTTAGTGGAAACTATACTGCAGGTACTTTAGATGTACCTACCGTTGGCCTAGCAGATGCAACAGACGTAAATGCATACAATGCTCAGGGTCTAGCTGCAGCAGATATTGCTGACGGTTCTTATGGCTACTGTATTATTGCTGGTCAGTTAACAGGTCTAGATACAAGTGCTCTTACTGCAGGAACAAACTTCTTTGTTGGTCTTACCCCAGGTGCTGTACAGAATGCTTCACCTACTTATCCTAACTATCCTATGTGTCTTGGCTGGGTTGTTAACTCAGATGCTACAGATGGTATTTTACTAGTTAACCAACAGAACCACTCAGTTAATTCATTTAGAGTTAGAACAGATGCTCACATTGGTGGTGACTTCCAAGTTGATGGGGACTTAACTGTTTTAGGTACTACAACCTCTGTGTCTACCTCAGATGTTACAGCAGGTGCTCCTTTCTATAGAGCAAACGAAGGCGATGCTATTGGTGAAGCTGGTACTACTTTCAATGGTTCTGGTCTTGATGACGCATTCTTCTCAGGACACTTTACAGGTACAACATCTACAACTTACTATGTAAAAATCGATGGTACTGGTACACCAGATACATTCTCTGTAAGTACCGATAACTTTGCTACAACTATTTCAACAGGGAATGCTATTACGGGTAGCCCTCAGCTTATTCATAGTGCTGATAACATCTATGTTGAGTTCGGTGCAACTACAGGTCACACTCTTAACGATGTATGGACAGGTACAGCATCTCCTATTAATGTTGATACAGGTTTCTTCTCAAACAGAAACACAGGAACAT